TAAGCGATGAATCAATTCAAGTTGACAATGGGAGTAGTAATACACTTACTGCTGAAATGACTGCGGTTGGTAATGGTTGGTATAAAATTAGTTGTACTAATGTAACACCTATCGCAATAACATCTGGGCACGGTATTGGAATTTCTGATGCTAAAGGTAGTCGTTCAATAACCAAGAACGGAACAAATGGAGTTTACATCTGGGGAGCACAACTAGAACAAGGCAGTTACGCTACATCGTATATTCCTACATCTGGAAGTGCAGTAACGAGGGTAACTGATAGTTGTAGTCAAACTGTACCAAGTGGTGTTATAGGACAAACAGAGGGAGTTGTTTATATTGATTTTTTATCTGTAAACAATTTTGATGGTAATTCTGGAACTTTATTTCAAATAAAAGAGGATAATAATAATAGAATTAATATTTATTTTTCAAATGGAACGCCAAGATTATTTGGAATTGAAGATTCAAGTGGTGTGTTCAACCAAGCATTATCATTAACTACTGGTTCTGTTTGTAAATTGGCTATAAAATATAATTCAACATCAACAAAAGTTTTTATTAATGGTTCTTTAAGCCATACTCTTAATGGTATAAATAATATTGCTTTTAATGATTTTAGTTTTTTGCCAAGCAATAATATAAATTATAATGAAATAAAATTATACAACACCGCATTAACAGACAACGAATTACAAAAATTAACAACAATATAAATAAATAAGTAATGAAGATAGGTAAATACGAATTTGATTCAAGAGAAGCAGCACAAAGTAAAATTGATGCTCTTGGAACTGCAACTGATGAGGATGGAAACGAATATCCAACTCACAAAAGTACTATTGTACAAATAGGAAATATTGTTCTTGAACAAGGGGAATATGACGAAGAAGGAGAAGAAGTAACTGCTCCAGTATTATCAGAAGGTTGGCATATTGACGTATGTTGGAACGATGCAGATATTACTACAATAGAACAAGAGGCAGTTTTAGATGAAGAAGGTATGATAGTAACACCTGAAGTAACATCAGTAGATCATCCTGAAGGTTGGAAAGAATATGCAGTTGATATTGAAGGAAACGGCGTTCATTCTTTTTTTGGATTGAACTACGAATCACACAAAATTTAATATTTTGAATTTGGATAGCAAAATATCGTTTTTTGGTGGGTGGTTATTTACTACTGTTTCGTCGGTTACACTAATGGGCTTATATCAAGCGGCTTTGGTTGGTCTTGTTGGAGGTTTCTTTGGTCTTTTAGGCAAAGAAATATTCTACTTTATAAAAGACAAGATAAATGACAAAATTAAACGACAATAGCAATTTATCAATCAACATTAAATGGCTGATCCAAATAGTTTTAGGAGTGGGTACTGCCGTTTATATGTACTTACAACTAGAAAACAGAATTAAAGAAGTAGAGGGAGACATTAAAGGAATCAGACACAATCAAAATGTTTACGTTTTTCCTGATATCAGAATTTTAGAAAGTGAAATATTACAATATAAACTTGAAAGAGAGCGATTAAGAAAAGACATTAAAAGAATAAACGAAATCATAAAAAAATAAAATACTTATACAATAAATTCAACTATTTTCATAAATAAATATTTTCGTATATTTACACAAAATTAATAATATTAAAAATTACATAAATGGCTACAACCGGAGTATTTAACGGAACTAACTTAATTTTAACAGTAGAAGGTGCTACAGTTGGACATACTACAAGTTGTTCAATGTCTTTATCAATGGACACACCGGAAGCTACAACTAAAGATTCAAACGGATTTTCTGAGTATATCGGAGGCGTAAAAGGAGGAGAAATTTCTTTCGAGGGATTAGTAGTATATGACGATGCGTCAAATGCTATTGAGATGGCTGATTTTCTTTTAGCTAGAACTCAATTAACTTGCGTATTTGGAACTGCTGAAACTGGAGATGCAGTCTATACTGCTGAAGCATTTTTATCAAGTGTTGAAATGTCTGCTGAAATGGAAGCTGCCGTAACTTATAGCGGATCTTTAACAATCACTGGAGCAATCACAAAATCAACTAACTAATAATAATTAGTTTTTATTATATAGGCCGCCGTCAATATTTGGCGACGGCTTTTTTTACATTAATTTTAAACCTTAAAAAATGACAAACAAAAAAAGGGGTTACATTGACATTAAAGTCGGTAACAAAAACAGAACTCTACATTTTTCAATGAACTTTTGGTCGGAATTTACCGAACAATTAGGAATTTCACTACAAGACATTGGCGGAGCATTTCAAAACGGAATATCAATTAAAGGATTGAGAGCCTTAGTTTATTCTGCGATCTTAGCAAACGACCAAGAAAACGGAAACGAAATAGATTATAATTTATTTACTGTTGGCGCTTGGTTGGATGAATTAGACGCCGAAAAAATAAATGAGATTGTTGAGGTAATGCTACAATCTAAAATTTTAGGTAATAGTTTAAATGGCGAAACTGAAACTAAGGGAAAGCGTCAGCCGTCAAAGAAGAAGTAAATTTTGAAAGCCTAACTGACCATTATATTGGATTGGTTGGAATTAAGCCTGACGATTTTTGGCGGCAAACTTGGAGGGAAAATGCTTTAATCGCCCAACACTATCATAATAATATCAATTTAAATTGGGAGCAAACTCGTTACATTGCAGTAATGATTCATAATGTGCAATGTGAGAAAAAATCACAGATGCTAAAACCTGAAGATTTATTTCAATTACCAAGCGATATTGCAAGAAAAAAGAAAAGGTCAGAGCCTAAATCTACAAAAGAGCAAATGGATGCTTTTATGGTAAAATATCAATCAATGACTAATAAAAAGACGTTAAAATAAAAGCGTCTTTTTTTTTGTATTTTTGTTTCAACTTATTTAATACTATGGCCGAACAGAATTTAAAAATAAATATTACCGGAGATTCTAGAAGATTAACTAATGCGTTAAATTCTGCAAGTTCTAAACTATCAAGTTTTGGCTCTAGAATGAAAAGCGTAGGATCACAACTTCAAACTAGACTAGCATTGCCATTAGCTTTAGCCGGAGGCGCAGCCGTTAAAATGGCTATGGACTTTGATAAGTCAATGACACAGATAAAATCATTGGTTGGAATAGCCGGAAAAGAGGTTGATAAAATGGGCGAATCTGCTCGTAAAATGGCATTAATAACCGGTAAATCAAGTTCAGAAGCAGCCGAAGCGTTGTTTTTTATAACATCTGCGGGCTTACGAGGAAAAGAAGCAATGGATGTTTTAGAAATGTCTTTAAAAGGTGCGGCAGTAGGTTTAGGACAAACAAAAACAATAGCTGATTTATCAACTTCAGCGATGAACGCATACGGCTCAGAAACATTATCTGCGTCAGATGCAACTGATATTTTAACGGCGGCAGTTAGAGAGGGTAAACTTGAAGCATCAGCGTTAGCCGGTGCAATGGGTGGAGTTATTCCTTTAGCCTCAAATATGGGAGTTTCTTTTGACCAAGTTGGTGCTGCAATGGCCGCAATGTCAAAAACGGGAACAGATGCCGCAACCGGTGCAACTCAATTAACGGCAATACTAGCATCATTAAAAAAACCAAGCGCCCAAGCGGTTGATGCTTTAGATGCTATGGGAATGTCTACTCAATTCGTACAACAATCTTTAAGAGAAAAAGGTCTTTTAGATACTTTAGTAATGTTGCAAGAGGGTTTAAAGAAAACCGGACAAGATACAACTGCATTATTTCCAAATATTAGAGCATTAAAAGGAGTTTTAGACTTAACGGGTGCTAGTGCAGAAGAAAATAAAAAGGTTTTTGATGCGCTTAGTAAATCAATGGGTGCTACTCAAAACGCATTTGATGAAACCTCTAAATCAGCAAGTTTTAAATTTCAACAATCATTGAATGCTGCAAAAGAAACTTTGACAAGTCTTGGACAACAGTTATTGGTTGCAGTTATTCCTTTAGTTCAAAAACTTTCAAATTTTGTTAGAAACTTATATTCAGCATTTAGAGATTTATCTCCGGTAACTCAAAAAGTTATAATTGGATTTGGAATATTTGCAACCGCATTACCTACATTAATTGGATTATTTGGCACACTTACAACTATTGTAGGTGCTTTATTATCGCCATTGGGATTAATAGCGGGAGCATTAGCAGCGGTATCCTATATAATTTATAAAAATTGGAATGAAATATTGCCAGTTATAACTAATTTGTATAATCAATTTGTTGATTTATACAATTCATCTGCTAAACTAAGAGTTTTAATTTACGGAATAGGCGCTGCTTTTAAAAGCGTTTTTGATATAGCAAAACTTTATGTTGATAATTTTGTCAGTTCATTTTCTACAATGTGGAAATTAATTAAAGAGGCTAGTGAGAAAGGATTTTCAGGATCTTTTGGCGATATTATAAAAAGTGGATTTGATGAACAAGTTGAAAATATAAAAAATACCGGTAAAGGTTTAGGAGAAAATTTTTCTGATGCTTTTAATGATGGTATAAAATCAAAGCTAGAAGAAAAAACAACCGAACAAATACAAAACGGATTATCAAACGCGGTTAATGGAGTTCAAGGTTATGTTAATTCACTAGGCGCTAAAGTTAGAGGATTTTTTAATGATGGTTTATTTCAAGGGGGAGGATTAGGAGACGCTGCGTCAGGGGTTTCAAGTCAAACAGACAATGGCCCTAGTACAGTTGAAAGAGGTGGAGTTGGTATTCAATCACTTGCAACGCCAATGAGCGATATGGTTGCGGCAGACAATGATAGATTGCCGACAGTCTTAGGAGAGCAAAAAGCTATTTTTATGGGTTTCACAATGTCTTTTCAAACGGCTATGGATTCAGTAAGAAGAATAAGCGGTGCGGTAAGTCAATCATTTTCTCAAATAGGTAATTCTATTGCTAACGCTTTTGGCGGAGCGCAATCCGCATTAGGTGCTTTTTTAGGTACTTTAGCAAAAGACGCTTTAAAAATTGTCGGCCATAATTTATCAATATCAATGTCTAACTCAATTACTGGAGCAACTCAATCAGCTAAATCTTTTGGCCCGGCTGCGGCTTTTGTTTTACCCGCATTAATAGCGGGAGCAACTGCATTAATATCAGGCGCTTTTTCAGGTATTGAAGGTGGTGGCGGTGGCGGAGGTCGTAGAGCAATGGGATCGTCTGTCGGTGGTTACGCCGGTAGTACTAGCGGAGTTGTAACTGGTTTTGCAAATGGTGGAATTATAAGTGGCCCGACAATGGGATTAGTTGGCGAATATCCCGGTGCAAGACAAAATCCTGAAGTTATAGCGCCACTAAACAAATTACAATCTATTATTGGTAAATCTAGTAATGGAGGAAATATAAAAGTAACGGGAGAGGTTAGAGTTGATGGACAAGATTTGTTGATTGCAATAGAAAGAGCAAACGAAACTGCGGGAAGAGTTTATTAAAATAAAACAATGGCATACGGCGTAAAATACAGATTAGAGTTTTCCGATGTTTTAGGATTTGGAAAAAAAATAGAAATATTAAAAAAAGATTATACCGGAGATGTTTTTCCAATGATTGGAGGCGCAAATCCGGTTTCAATATCTTGGCAATCGACTAACGATTTTTATAGCCCAATTATAGGCTCAAAATGTCAATTAAATTTATTTGTTACCGACGACGTTTCTTATGATGATTTTTATAAGTTTGATGAACGAGAGTACAAAGTAGTTATTTACTACAATCAAACACAAACCGGAACTTATGTAAATAGAGTTGCAGATGACGGAGGAAGTACAGAATCTATTGAATGCGTTGATAATTCTATTGATGCAAATTTAACAACCTCTACAAGTTTTAGGCGTAAGGTTTTAGACGACGGAGGCTCTTTTGAATCTATACAATGTTTATACAACAAAATAACAATAAATGACATTCCAAATTGGACAGAATATTGGTCAGGTTTTTTAGTTGTAGATAGGTATAAAGAAAAAATGACTACAAAGCCATTTGCGGTAAGTTTTAACGCTTTTGATGGCTTAGGTACATTAAACAATTTTAATAGCGTAATAGGTTATAACAACGATAATACACCGGTAAGTAAAACAAATCTTCAACGTATTACAGAAATTTTGCAAAATTTAGATTTAGATTTAGATATTTACATAGCATCTGATATAAAATACAGAACATTTAGCCCGGTAACAACTAGCAATTTTGAAGAAATTACTACGCTAGATGTTGGATTTGATGAAATGACCGGAGACTATAATTTACTAAATGCAAAACAACAACTAGAATTATTACTAAAACAATTTAATTTAAGAATATACCAATCCTACAACAAATGGTATATTGTTGAGGTAACAAATATTTTTGATTATTACGTCAAAGATATGATTTACAACAAGGTGCAGTCAGGTACAAGCGCAACTGCAATAAGAGAAAAAATAACTACTCAATTACAAAGCACATATGAGGAATATATTGATTATAGAAAATATGACTATTTAGGTGCTACTATTGGAACAGAAAGAAAACAAGTTCTTTATAGCAACAAAACAGAGTTAAAAGAAACTGGAAACACATTAACAAGGGATTTTTTACAACCGGCATCTGAAGTACATATTATTGGAAGTTACTTAAAAACTAAAAACGCATTTTATAACTCAGGTTTTGAATATGGTAAATTTGGTTTTGATGTAATAGAAGATTCTGCAACGTCGCCAGGTTTTACATTAACAAATACTGGTAGTGGTTTTTTTCCTGATGGCAGAAGAAACTATAATACAACCGGAGGAAGTGGCACCGGTATGGTGGTAGATGCAACTATTAGCAGTGGAAGCGTTCAATCTTTTACTATTGTAAATAATGGGCAAAATTATTTAGTTGGGGATGTTATAAATATTCCTTTTGACGATACTTTTGGAGTTTATGCAACTTTTGAAATAACTTCAATTCCATATTTTTCAGAAATAGCAACTGATGAAATATCCTTTAAAGGTAGGCGATCAATGAAATTAACAGACATTGCACCGACTACCGGATTTACGCAAATGTTTTCTTTTGAAACAGAGGTATTTAATCCGCAAGAGGTAAAATACGCAGACTTCACTTGTAAATTAAAATACTATGTTAGTGTTTTAAATTCACAAAATACAAACGTTTCATCATCTTTTAGTTACTCTATAAATACAGTTTTAGGCAGTACTGGCTATTTTTGGGATGATAGTATTAGAAAATTTAGTTCAACTTTTGGAGGCGTTAATACAATTACAACAACATCGCCAAATAAATGGATTGATTTAAATGTTGCTTTAAATGATACTGATTTAAATGTTGGCTCTGATACAACTGCAACAATAAAATTTACAATTTACAACACGCAATGTTCTGATACTGATTATGATACAACGTATTATGATAATATGCAGATTTTAGAAGCTAAAACGTCAGCAGACCAATCAGACCAAACCTTTATATCTAAATTAACTAATGTAGGTACAAACACTAATATTAAAAAAGTAAATAGAATACCTGACCAAAAATTTGGATATTACAGAACAAGAGAGGCGAATCCTTCGGCAACTTTTAAACCAAATAGCATTGATTTAATGACTGTTTTAGGTAGAAATATTGCAAACGATTACAGAAACTTTGTTACAAGATACACCGGAACTTTTAGAAACTTAAAAAGAGAGCCGATGTCTATTCATAACAAGCTATGGTGTTACTTTTCTACTGATGAATTTGATCCACAAACCACAATAATTGATGGCCTTACTTATAACGTAAAAAATGCAGAGTTTAAAGTTGTATCTCATTTACCAAACAATGATGACGATACGCCAACAACTAGCATAATAAATTAAACTTTTTTCTTTTGTTTTGTTTGTCAGCCGTCGTTTAACAACTTTGTTACTCGGCGGTTTTTTTAAAAATAATTTTTTTATTTGAAAGTTTTTTTTTATTTTTGCGTAACAAAATAAATAGAAAATATGTTTGAAAACAACTTCAAAGCCGAAATGAAACGGCTAAATTTAAAGCGTTATGATG